GAGGTGGCCGGCACCAGCCTGCCGCTGGTCGAGGCCATCGCCCCCGATGACAGCACCTACCGGGACCTGGCCGAAATGATCTGCCAGGGCCTGGCCGAGGCCCCCTGGGATGGCCTGTTTCGTGTCGGGCCACCCGTGCCGTTTGACTCCACCCCTGACATCGCCCCCGATCCCGCCAGCTTCACCGCCGCCCGCCTGACCCATGACCCCTACGACAGCCTCATGCCCGACCGCCCCACCGCCTGTGAGGAGGCCGCCGCTGCCGGGGCGCCCTGCCCCATTACCACATACGACTGAGGCCTGGTGCCCGTCCTGCTACGGGCCCACCCTTCATGCGATCACCACCAGCGGCATCAGCTGCGTCCTCTGCCACCCGCCCATGCCCCGCGTGACCATCACCGATCGCTACCAGCTGACCTGGCGCCTGCCGGGGGAGAAGGCCTGCGTCGGCCGGGGCGCCTATGCCCGGGCCTACATCGCTGACCTGCTCACCGAGGTCGAGCGGCTGACCGCACTGGGCTACGAGGTGGTGATCACCCCGCCGGCACCGATCAGCATCGACGCCCTCCAGCCCATCGTTGACATCCGCGCCGCCTGAGCGCGGCCGGTTCCAGTCCACACCAGCACCAACACCATGTCCACGCACACTCGCACCCGCGTTTCAGCCCTGGTCAAGGCTGCCAACGGCGAAACAGGCCAGGCGCACGGCCCCGGCCTGACCACCACCATCGCCCCCGCCCGCGCCCCCTGGTGGCACTACACCCTTGGCTTCGCCTTCGGTGGCCGGCCCATGCGAGGCACGATCCAGGCCGTTGATCCGGCCGAAGCCCGCGCCCTGCTGCTCAACCGCCACGCCCACGCTGACCCCCGGAAGGTCGAGATCGGCGCCCGTGTTGGAGCCGGCAAATGACGGCCCACCGCAACCTGCGCCACGAGGCCTGGCAGCACGCCGGCTGCCCCTCCGACGACTACATCAGCTGGCTGGCTGATCAGTGGAGCGCCTACGACCGCCTGCGCGGGATCACCGCCAATGACCGCGCCCTGTCGCTGGTCACCTACCACCAGCACCAGGAGGCGTTCACCGCCTGGCTGCTCGCCGGCTGCCCGAGTCCGCAGGAGGTGAGCGCATGACCGTGCGGTTCTCCCTGGTCGGCTCTGCGTCGGCCCTGGTGCAGGACGCCAGCGGCATCGCGTTCGTGCTGACCACCACCCACTGGCCCGCGCCCCGTGCGTTTCAGTGCCACGGCTCCGACCCCGCCGTGGTGGAGGCCTTCGCCCGCCTGCGCGACGGGTACCTGGCCGCGATCATCGGCACCGCGCCAGAGCGGGCGCCTGCCCCCACCGGCATCGAGGTGGAGCGACTGGAGGTGCTGACCGATGGCCACCTGCTGGAGGTGCAGCCATGACCACTGGCATCTTCAACGGTGATCACTACCCCACCCCACCCGAGGTGGCGGCCGAGATGCTCGACCCGCTCGACCTGCGGGGTCGCACGGTGCTGGAGCCCAGCGCCGGCAGCGGCAACCTGGTGCGCGAGTGCCTGGCCCGTGGTGCAGCCGAGGTGCTGTGGTGCGAGAAGGAGCCGCAGCTGCGGGACATGCTGACCAGTGTGCCCAGCGCGACGCCGGCCCACAGCTACGCCGACTTTCTGCAGGTCCACCCGGCCGACGTGAGCCACATCGACCTGATCGTGATGAACCCGCCGTTCAGCGCGGATGAGGCCCACATCCTCCATGCCTGGGAGATCGCCCCGCCAGGGTGCGAGATCGTGGCCCTGTGCAACTGGAACACCTGCGAGGGCACCTACCGACGCCTGCAGCTCCAGCTGGCCAGCCTGGTCGAGGCCTACGGGTCGAAGGAGTGCCTGGGCGAGTGCTTCAGCACCGCTGAGCGCCCCACCAAGGTGAGCGTCGGGCTGGTGCGGTTGCGCAAGCCAGGGCAACGTGTAAGCGGCGCTGATGAGTTCGACGGGTTCTTCATGGGCCCTGACGACATCGAGGCCCAGGGCGAGGGCCTGATCCCCTACCGCCGCAGCCGGGACATCGTGAACCGCTACGTCGAGGCCTGCCGGATCTTTGACGAGCAGGTGGAAGCCGGCACCCGCCTGCGCGGCGTGCTCGATGGGTTCTTCGGTCAGGAGCTGGGCCTGCAGGTGACGGTCAAGGGGGCCCCGGTCACCCGGAACCGATTCCGCAAGGATCTGCAGAAGGCCGCCTGGAAGCACGTCTTCGCTGAGTTCCTGCCGGCACAGCTCGCCACCAGCCAGCTGGCCAAGGACATCAACAGCTTCGTTGAGAAGCAGTCCCAGATCCCCTTCACCGAGCGCAACCTCTACCGGATGCTCCAGATCGTCGCCGGCACCCAGGAGCAGCGGGTCGATCGTGCGGTGGAGCAGGCGATCGACAGCCTGACGATGCACACGGCCGAGAACCGCTACGGCGTGGAGGGCTGGGTCACCAACAGTGGCTACATGCTGAACCGCCGGTTCATCCGGCCCTACATGGCAGAGGTGAGCTACGACGGCCGGAGTTTGCGGCTCCAGACCTACGGCTCAATCGCTGACGAGGTGAGCGATCTGATCAAGGCGCTGTGCTTCCTGACCGGTCGCAGCCACGCCGAGGTGGGCCAGCCCACCAAGCCTGCCGACGGCAAATTCTGGCCCGGTGAGTGGTACGACTGGGGGTTCTTCCGGTTCAAGGCCTACAAGAAGGGCACGGTGCACTTCGAGTTCAAGGACGAGGAGGTCTGGGCCGCCGTCAACGCCCGCTACGCCCGGATCAAGGGCCAGGTGCTGCCGGAGACGCACCGCCGGCCGAAACAGCGCAGGCGGCAGGAGGTGACGGCATGACCCCCACCAACCCGGAAACCTCAGGGCGGACTGCTCCACCGCTCACGGTTCCCCACCATGAAGGCCGCTCTGCTTCTGTCCGTCCTGTTCGCCGCCATGGCCCCGGCCCCCGTCGAGGCCGGCCCCGCCGGTCGCCTGGCCCGGCAGCTCGGGATCTCCAAAGCCGCCGCACGCCAGATGCTGGCCGCCCCCTATGGCGCCCGGTCTGCTCACGGCATCACCACAAACACTGCAGCCGGCCCGGCAAACACCGGTGGCACCGGCACCACCCAGGGCATCGCCGGCCTGGGCTCCGCATCCCCCGCCCAGTGAGCGCACTTTCGGAGGTCGCAGACCTGATCCGCGCCCACCAGGCCACAGCTGATGGCCCTGGAGCGTCGATCGCCACCGCTCGCGCCGTGCTGCGTCGCCTCAGCGCTGCCGCACGGCTGGAGGGCGGGGTCTGGACTGGTCAGTGGCTCGATCGGCAGGCTGCTGCGGAGGTGGCGGATTGACCGCGCCCCACTACCGCTACGAGAACTGCACCCTGATCAGGGTCATCGACGGTGACACCTTCATCGCCACCCTCGACGTGGGCTTCAACTTCACCACCACCCAGCGCATCCGGCTCATGGGCTGCGACATGCCCGAACGGCACCAGCCAGGGGGCAGGGAAGCCACCCTCCACTTGAAGAACTACCTCGAGCTGGCGCAACGGCTGGTGATCACCACCGTGAAGCAGGACAGCTTCGGGCGGTGGCTGGCCTGGGTGCATCGCGATGGCGAAAGGGGCCCCAGCGCCACCGTGGAGATGGTGCAATGGCATGGGGACTGGCAAGCGCGGCAGGCCGCCGCCCAGCCGGCAGGCCCCAGCCCCCTGCCGCAGGAGGCCCCGTGAAGCACCTGCTCAACGTGCACGCGCACCGCGACGGCACCGCCGCCCGTGACCGCGCCATCCTCGACCTGCTCCACCTCCAGCAGCTGGGCATCGCCCCCGGCTCCGCGCCCGTTGCCCTGCTCCGCAACCTCTGGCACATCACCCAGCCCCAGGTGTCCCGCCGCATGGCAGCCATCGAGGCGCTGGGGGTCTATCACGTCGAGAACCGCTGGGGCCGGTACCTGCTGGTGGAGCTCACCGAGCAGCGCTCCCGCCGTTACGTCGATCACCGCACCCGCAAGGAGCGCTGGGCCGATGTGTGCCGCCAGCTGCAGGATGTAGTCGGATGAGCTGGTACACACCCCCTGCGGTGCTCCGGGCCCTGGCGATTGAGCCCGCCGCCGGCACCGGTCAGCTCCTGGTCACCGCCGGCCACCTGCTCGTCAATCCACCCTTTGCGGTCGCCACCGTCGATCACGCACCCGCCGACGCATCCCCCTCACCTCGATGCACGACGACCTGCGCGGTGTCCTTGATGCCCTGCTCGCCATCACCATCTCCGAGGCCCTCGCCAAGCCCATCGCCCGCCGTTTCGGGCGCTGGATCCTTGCCCACGCTGATCGCCGCTGGCACTGGATCCCCGACTGGCTCCACACACCACCACCTGATGCCTGATCCCAACCACGCCAGGGCCTGCGCCATTCGCCGCGCCCACCTCGCTGCCCATGACGGCGATCGCCCCCGGTACTGGCGGGAGCTGGCCACCGCTGAGCGCCTGGGCCCCGCAGATCCCGCCCTGCTGGCCCACTACGACCGCCTGGGGGGTGCCGCATGACCTGGGCCCAGCTGCTCGCCGCTGGTGGCATCCCTGATTCACCCGGCCGTGAGGTCGCCATCGTCAGGCCCCAACCACTGCCAACGCCCTCGCACCTCACCGTCGATCAACCCTGCTGCGTCTGGTTCTGGGGTGGCATCAGTGATGGCCCGCACTGGGAGCCCGGCTTCCGCATCGAGGCCCTTGCCCCAGGTGGCGCCACGGTCGGTGACAAGCACAAGGGCTCCGGCAGTCGCTTCTACTCGACCACCCTGCCCGCCTGGCGCATCTCCCCCGGCCCCGTGCCGCCCGCGTTCCCGCCTGCTGCTGCTGCTCGCGGGCGGTTCCAGTCCTGACCCGAACCGCACCCCTTCATGGGCTACCCCTGGTCCACCGCAGCGCATGACCAGATCACTGAGCTGATCGGTGACTACCCCGTCAGCCAGGCGCACGCCCGCTTCAACACCTGGGCCCGCAAGCACGGTGAGCACACCCGCACCCTCAACGCCGTCTGCAACTACATGAAGCGGCTCGGGTACTCGGTCAAGCCCACCGGCGCCTTCCTTCAGGTGCCCGCCGTCGCGCAGATCATCGGCCGGCATCGCAAGACCATCTACCTCTGGGTGGTCAACGGCTGGATCTGCCATGAGTTCCTCGCCCGCGAGGGCTCCAACTGGTTGATCCACCGCGATGGCCTCCGCGCCCTCGCCGCTGAGCGCCCCATCCTGTTCCTCGGCACCCATCCCGATGCCCTGTTCCAGCTGCTCGAGGATCGCCGGCTGGTCGCAGACGTGCTGAGCGTCAGCACCCACCACCCCAACCGCAAACGGCCCGTGGTCTGCCTCAACGACGGCAGGCGCTCACCATCCATCGCCCATGCCGCACGCCACTACCGCGTCACCTACCAGGTGCTCCGCCGCGCTGTCGCAACTGGCAAAACCGTCGTTGCACCCATGGGCATCCTCGACTTTCGCCCCCTCTGAGCATGTTCATCACCGAACCCCAGGTCGCTGAGATCCTCGCCGACCCCGATACCCACGCCGCCGTCGCCCGCCGGCTTGGCGTCAACCGTCAGACCGTGCTCGACATCCGGCGCGGGCGCACTCACAAGGCCGTCCGCCCTGACCTGCCCCGCTGGGGCGCCACCGGACAGCGCACCTGCCGCCGGTGCATCCACTGGGATGAGGACCGCTGCGGTTTCGCCTTCCCCGAACCCATGGGCATTGACGGGCCTGGCCTGGCCTTTGCCCTGGAGTGCATCTGCTTCCGTCCCGCATGAAGGACACTCACCGCGCCATCCTGCACCTGATCCGCAATGCCCAGGCCGCTACCGGCACCGGGCCCTCGGTTCGCGAGCTGCAGGCCGCCATGGGGTACGGCTCCCCATCGCCGGTGCAGCATCACCTTCGCGCCATGCAGGCCGCTGGCATCATCCGCCGTCCCCGTGGTTCCGTGCGGTCGTACCTGCTGCTGGGTGACTCTGAACCGTTTGATCCCGAGGGGCACTTCTGAGTCGATCGGTGCGGTGGCGTATCGATGCCGCTAGAATTGCGGTATCATCCCGCCGCTTTGCAGCGGATCATGCCAGCAGGTCGCCTATCTAAGCTCACGCCCGAGCTGGTTGAGGCGGCAAAGATCCCCGCCGGCGAAGGCTTGCCCGTGGATCTCATCGCCGAGCGAATTGGCGTAGCTGGTGGAACACTGCACAGGTGGCTTCGAGAAGCAGATGGCAAAGAAGACGGCAGTCTTCACCGCCAAATTCGTCAGGTCATCTTTTCTGCCGACGCTGAATACTGCCGCTCATTGATGGGCGGACTGAAGAAGCAGGCCACGGATGGCAACGCATGGGCTGCTACCTGGCTCCTGACGCATCATCCAAGGCTACGGGATCATTTTTCCGATGCCGCCATTGATCGCCGCATCGAGAAGCGCACCGTCGCATCGATCATTGACGCCATAGCAGCTGCCGGCCTGCCGCCCGATCAGGAGCGTGCCGTGCTGCTGCAGATCCAGGCGCGTGGGCTGGCTGGTGATCAGTCGGTTGGGGGTGGTGATGCCGACACGCTGCCCTAACGCCACCGCACGCATCGCCCAGCTGGACGCGCAGGCGGATCAGCACGCTCACCAGCCCCAGGCCCCCTACACCGGCACCCTCGAGGACTACATCCGCCAGGTTTGCCCCTCGTTCCCCTGGTCGCCCCACACCCATCGCCTGGTGGGCCTTGCGCAGCGCGTGGCCGATGGCGTGATCCGCCGCCTGATGGTGGAGCTGCCCCCCCGACACTTCAAGTCCACGATCTTCTCGATCTTCCTGCCCGGTTACTTCCTACGGCGCTACCCCAACCGCTCGGCCGGCATCGGCTGCCACACCGCCACCCTGGCCGAGGGGTTCAGCCAGGATGCCCGCGATTACTTCACTGCCTCAGGTGGTGCCCTGTCCCCCACCTCCGGTGGCGTCAAGAAGTGGGGCACCAGCGGTATCGGCGGCCTGTGGACCGCAGGGGTCGGCGGCGGCACCGGCAACCCCGGTGATCTGATCGTGGTGGATGACCCGATCAAGTCCCGCGAGATGGCGGAATCAGCCGCCTGGCGCCGACAGGTGCACAGCTGGTGGGATTCAGTGCTGAGCACCCGGGAGGAGCCCGGCAATGCGGTGGTGATCGTGCACACCCGCTGGCACAGCGCAGACCTGATCGGGTACCTGCTGGCCAAGAACGAGGAGCTGGAGAAAGAGGGCCTGGAGGCGCAGTGCGAGCCCTGGCATGTGGTCTCCATGCCGATCCAGGCGGTGGCCGCCAACAGCATCAAGCCCCTGCCCCGCACCGTCACCCGCGAGGTTGACGACCGCACCCCGGGCCAGGCCCTCGACCCCAGCCGCTTCGATGAGCCCTGGATCGAGCGCAAGCGGGCCAACACGCCCAGCCGCGACTGGGAAGCGCTCTACCAGCAGGCGCCCACCGAGGCATCCGGCACGATCTTCAGCCGCGACAGCATCCGGCACTACGTGCTGCCGGGTCAGGAGGGTCAGGACGGTGACCTGCTGCTGCCGGATCGCGGCATCCGCCGGCTCGCATCCGTCGACGCGACGTTCAAGGACAGCACCGGGTCAGACATGGTTGGCATCGGTCTGTGGCTGCAGACCCAGGAGGGCATGTTCCGGCTGGATCAGATCAACCGCCGGATGGGGTTCCACGACACGCTGCAGACCCTGCGGCAGCTGCACCCGGTCTGGGCGTTCACCGAGCTGCTGATCGAGGACAAGGCCAACGGCCCCGCGATCATCGACACCCTCAAGCGCGAGGCGGCCGGCTTCATGGTTCATGCCGTCAACCCCATGGGCGGCAAGGTCGCCCGGGCTGAGGCCGCTGCGGTGCAGTTCCGCCAGGGCCGGGTGTTCCTGCCCCGCCATGCGCCATGGCTCAGCGAATACACCACCCAGCTGCTGGCCTTCCCGTCGGGCACGTTCGATGACCTGGTGGATGAAACCAGCCAGGCCCTGAACTTCTGCGCCGGCACCGGCCCCATGCGCGTGACCACCGTGTCCCATGGCCGTGGCGCATCGGGCCCGGAGGAGCAGCTGAACCCGCTCGACACCACCGACACGACCAGTGCGGTCGAGTGGCGCCGGCCGGAACCCAAGCCGCTGGCGTTCCGATGAGCACCACCACCACCGGCAACCTCCCATGATCCTCACCGCCACCGATGGCCCAGCAGCCCCCGACCGCCGATCCCCTGGAGGCCCTGCAGACCGTGACCAGCGAGCAGCTGAGGGGCTGGCCAGTGGGGGGCTGGTGGCGGATCCATCAGGGGGCGGTGGAGCTGAAGGCCTACGGGGGCGAGTGGCAGCAGCCGAACCCGGCCCAGCTCGCCGCCGGTCCCGGCGGGCTGATCGCCTGGCAGGGGCGGGTGATGGTGCGGGAGCACTGAGCGAGCGGCTCAGGCCCTGGCGCATCGTCCACCCTGAAACCGGGGAGGTGATCGACAGCGAGGACTTGATCAGCCGCAACCTCGACCTGGCCCGCTCGGTTGCCTGGCGCTGGTCGCGCAAAAGCGGCATGGCCTATGACGACATGGAGGCCCTGGCGTTCATGGGCCTGGTCAAGGGCGTGCGCCGCTACGACCCGCTGCGCATCAATCCCCGCAGCGGCCGGCCCTACAGCCTGAGCACCATCGCCTGCCCCTTCATTCAGGGCGAGATCCTGCACTGGTTCCGGGACAAGGGCTATCACGTGCGCTACCCCAGCCGCTGGCGGGAGGTGGGCCCCAAGGCCCGGCGGATGCTGGAGCAGGGCGCACCGGTCGATGCCGTCTGCGAAGCCTGCGGGATCAGCGCGGAGGAACTGGAGGAGATGCTGGGCGCCATGGCCGGCACCACCGAGCTGCAGGACCACCTGCAGGGCCAGCCCGATGCCGAGGTGGAGGAGGACGTGCTGGCGCCGCTGTGGGGCCTGCTGCAGCGTGCCTGGG